TACAGGAGCTAAAAGTATAGCTGCAAATGATTTTTTAGTTATATCTGATTCTCCTATTTACTTTGATACAGGAGATCTTTTATCAGCAACAGCAGGTACAGCTGACGATATAACAGTTACTGCTTTCGTAGAAGAGTATTCAACAGGATTCTAAATGTCAAAAGAACTAACAGAAAAACAGAAAAAATTTATAGATGCTTTATTTGGTGAAGCAATGGGTGATCATAGACTAGCAATGGACATAGCAGGCTATAGTCCTAACACTACCTGGAGAGATGTTACAGCTAATCTTAACGAAGAAATATTACAAGCTTCAAAAGAATATTTATCCATGCATGCACCTAAAGCAGCAGTTGCAATAACAGGTATCATTGATGATCCTACTGAGTTAGGTAATAGGGATAAACTTACTGCAGCAAAAGATGTATTGGATAGAGCAGGCGTAGTAAAGCAAGAGAAGATAGAAGTAAACACTCCATCTGGTTTGTTTATACTGCCTTCTAAAAATGAAGAAGAAGAAGTAGATGGAAATTGAATATAAAAGAAAACTAGGTTCTACTGTTCCGTTTGGTTGGGAACTTGTAGAAAACTCAAAAGACTTATTAAGAAGCATACCAGAACAACAAGAACTATTAGATATAGCGAAACAACATGCTAAAACATCTAGTCTACGTGAAGTAGCTAAATGGTTATCAGCGAAAAGCGGTAGATCTATATCACATGTTGCTCTATTTAAAATGCTAAAGAAGGATGAAAGTGAACGAAATAAAAAAGCAGCAACTATTAGATGGGAACGAGTTAAAGCCAAGACAAGGGCAGAGACGCAAGAAGACCTCATCAAAGAAGCAGAAAATTATTCGAGCCAAAAGGAAGCCACCAGTTAGAGCTAATATAGTCGAGACTGATGATGATCTACAAGTTATCGAAGAAGAAAGAGATATTGTATTTCAACCTAACAGTGGTCCACAGACAGACTTCTTAGCATCGAATGAAAAAGAAGTTTTATATGGTGGTGCGGCAGGTGGAGGTAAATCCTACGCTTTACTAGCAGATGTGTTGCGATATTGCAACCATCCTAACCATAGTGCTCTTCTACTTAGAAGAACAAATGATGAGTTAAGAGAGCTAGTGCAGAAGAGTCAGGAATTATATCCAAGAGTATTTCCTGGTGCTAAGTGGAGTGAAAGAAAGTCTTTATGGACATTTCCCTCTGGTGCTAGAATATGGATGACATATCTTGAACAAGATAAAGACGTTTTAAGATACCAAGGACAAGCTTTTACTTGGATAGGTGTAGATGAGCTTACTCAGTATGGTACACCATATGCTTGGAACTATTTACGTTCTCGTTTACGTACTGTGAATGCTGATTTGCCAACGTATATGAGAGGAACTACAAACCCAGGTGGACCAGGACATTTATGGGTTAAGAAAATGTTTATTGATCCTGCCCCTTACAACTCATCGTTTTGGGCAACAGATATAGAAAACGGAGAAGTGCTAACTTATCCTAGTGGCCATAATAAAGCAGGAAAGCCACTATTTAAAAGAAGGTTTATACCTGCTAAACTTACAGACAATCCTTACCTCGCTGAGGCAGGAGAGTATGAAGCAAACTTGTTATCTTTACCTGAAGTACAAAGACAACAATTATTAGAAGGTTCTTGGGATATAGCAGAAGGTGCTGCCTTCACAGAGTTTAATAGAGATATACATGTAGTAGAACCTTATAGTGTACCTGCTTCATGGAAAAGATTTAGAACATGTGACTATGGGTATTCAAGTTGGTCAGCATGTTTATGGGTAGCAGTAAGGCCAGATAATAAATTAATTGTATATAGAGAACTTTATGTACAGAAAAAAACAGCAGAGGAGTTAGCAGACTTGATACTAACTATTGAAAGAGAGAACGATGATAAGATTTGGTATGGTGTTCTTGACTCGTCTTGTTGGCACAACAGAGGACAAACAGGTCCTTCGATTGCAGAAACAATGATATTAAGAGGGTGTCGATGGAGACAGTCCGATAGAAGTAAAGGAAGTAGAGTAGCAGGTAAAAATGAGCTACATAGATTATTAAGAGTAGATGAAGAAACAGGAGAAGCAGGGGTTGAATTTTTTTCAAATTGTGTTAAACTTATATCAGAATTACCACAAATACCTTTAGATAAAAATAATCCTGAAGATGTGAATACTAAAATAGACTACGACCACGGATATGATGCACTACGTTATGGTATTATGTCCAGACCAACTCCTAGAGGGTTGTATGACTTTTCCAACACCGATTGGAAAAAACCTTGGAAACCTGCTGATCAGGTATTTGGATATTAAACATGGCTGAAGAAAAAACTACAGAAACAGAACTAGAAATGGAATTAGAAGATAGTCAAAAAATGACATTATCTTCTTATATTAGAGATAAATTTAATTACTCATATGACTCTCGTTACTCTCAAGAAGATAGATGGATGACAGCGTATAGAAACTATAGAGGTATCTATGGTTCAGAAACACAATTTACAGAAACAGAAAAAAGTCAAGTATTTTTAAAAGTTACAAAAACAAAAGTAACTGCTGCTTATGGTCAGATTATTGATGTATTATTTGCAGGACAAAAATTTCCATTAGGAGTTGATGCAACAAGATTACCAGATGGTGTAGAAGAATCTGTACACTTTGATCCTAAGAATCCAACTCAACCACAAGATGATCCTAACCAAGGTAGTTTATTTCCACCAGGTTCTAAAGAAGAAGAGTTAGAGTTAGGAGCATTAAAAGAATTAGCAGATGATTTAGAATTAAAAGAAGGTGCAGGTGTTACTCCTACATCTATTACGTATCATCCTGCAGAAGAAGCAGCTCGTGCTATGGAAAAAAAGATACTTGATCAATTAGAAGAATCTTCAGCTTCTAAACATTTAAGATCAGCAGCATTTGAAATGTCCTTATTTGGTACAGGAATACTAAAAGGACCATTTGCTCAAGACAAAGAATACCCTAGATGGGAACAAGATGAAGAAGGTAATGGTACATATACACCTGAAATCAAAACAGTTCCTAGACTAGAGTTTGTTTCTTGTTGGGATTTCTATCCTGATCCTGCAGCTAATAATATGGATGAGGTAGAATATGTGATTCAGCGACATAAATTAAACCATGCTGATATGAGGGCACTAAAGAATCGCCCTCTGTTTGACGAAGATGCCCTAGACGAATGTATCGAAATGGGCACTAATTACACCAGACAATGGTGGGAGGATGATTTAGATGACTACGATTCGACAAATGTTAGCGTTGATCGCTACGAAGTCCTTGAGTTTTGGGGCAACATTGATAGAACAGTTGCAGAAGACGCAGGCTTGGATATACCTAGAGAATACTCAGACGTGGATTTGGTTCAAATCAACGCTTGGGTTTGTAACGACAAAATTTTACGGTTGGCGTTTAATCCTTTTATGCCTATCCGTATTCCTTATTTTGCTGCTCCTTATGAGTTAAACCCTTACTCTTTCTTTGGAGTAGGACTAGCAGAAAACATGGTAGACACACAACAGCTAATGAATGGCTTTATGCGAATGGCTGTTGATAATGCTGTTCTATCGGGTAACCTGATATTTGAGATTGATGAAACAAATCTCGTACCAGGTCAAGACCTAGAAGTATACCCTGGTAAGATATTTAGGAGACAAGGTGGAGCACCTGGTCAAGCACTATTTGCTACACAGTATCCTAATGTATCTTCTCAGAATTTGATGATGTTTGATAAAGCAAGAGCCTTGTCCGATGAATCTACAGGCATTCCGTCTTTCTCACATGGTCAGACTGGAATACAAGGAACCGGTAGAACAGCGGCAGGGATATCTATGCTAATGGGTGCAGCTCAGATATCTATTAAAACAGTGGTTAAAAATATAGATGACTATCTATTACAACCACTAGGTGAATCTTTCTATGCCTTTAATCAGCAATTTGATTTTGATCCTGATGTACAAGGCGATATAGAAATAAAAGCTAGAGGTACAGAAAGCCTTATGCGTAACGAAGTAAGAAGTCAAAGACTATTACAACTTATGCAAATTGGTTCTAATCCTGCACTAGCACCTTTTGTAAAGTTCCCAGTAATATTAAGAGAGATAGCACACTCATTTGATCTTGATGCTGAGAAGTTTGTAAATGATGAAAGAGAAGCTTTAAGACAAGCTAAAGTTATGCAAGCATCTGGAATGATGCAAGGACCACCACAACAACCACCAGGGGCAGGAGCACCACCTCCACCAGAAGGAGGAGGAACAGTTCCACCAACTAGTCCTGCAGGTACAGGCAATAGTCAGATAGGTCCTGGAGGAGCACCTGAACCAGGAATGCCAGGATTTTCAGGAAGGCCACCTAGTGAAGGAGAAATACAGTGAGTCCAGAAGTAGCTAGAAAATTATTAGTAGTAGCTAATAATAAACAATCTATAGATGCTTTATTTGATTACGCAGAAGAAAGAATTAAATCTCATGTAAAAAATCTTATAAGAGAAACAGACCATAACAAGATAATACAAATACAAGGTAGCATACATGAGTTACAAAGATTTGCTACGTTCAGAGATGAAGTAATACAAAAAGCTAAAGAGGGGAAAAATGGAACAGGTATTAGCTAATACGAATGAACAAACTGATTCTGTTTTATCAAGAGCAAAACAAAATTTTGTACCTAGTAGTAAACAGTTAATAAAAGATACAGTAGAAATGATAACAAACCCAGTACAGACTGCTAAAAGTTTGTATGAGTTAGGATCAGGAATAGTACAGTTAGCAATACCAGGTGAGCAAGGAAATGAAGACATGGCAAGAGCTGTCGGTCAACATTTTGCAGATAGGTATGGTAGTATTGAAAAAGCTAAAGAAACATTTGCAACAGATCCTGCAGGATTTGCAGTAGATGCTTTAGGTGTAATTACAGGTGGTGCTTCTTTAGGTGTTGGTGTTGCTAAAGCAGGAGCTAAGGCAGTTAATAAAGTAGGAAAAAACATAAATAATACGGATATACTTAAAACTGCACCTATGACAACAGTAGATCAAATGGCAGAATTAACAGCTAGTGTTAAAGTCAAAGATGATGTTATTACTAATCAAATAAAAGAATTTAATAAAGGTAAAAATTTAAAATCTAATAAATGGACAGAACCTTTATGGTATCATGGAACAGGACAGGGTAATTTAAAATCTCTTCAAAGTAAACCTGACATGAGATATGATCCAGAGCAGGGAACTGCTTTTGGTACATATTTAACTCCAGATATTTATGATGCATCTACTTATGGTCCTTATTTGTACACAGTAAGAGTAAAAAAAGATTTAAAAGTATGGGGCGGAGAAAATGCAAAAAAAAATAAGAGGGTTAGAACTAATCCTAGAGGTGATGAAGATATGCTTTATAAGCCTATTGAGATAGGAAAAATTGATACTAATGTAACTCCATCTATGCTTAAAGAATACGAAAAAAGTTTAATATCCTATTATAGAGGATCTAGTAATATGATTCCTGATATGCTAGAGGATTTTAAAAAAACAGGTCGTTTAAAATATGGATTACCTCCTGAAGATATGACAAGTATTTTAAGAAAAGGTGGTTATCAAGCAGTTACAAGTGGCAGTGGCAATCATTTAATAATGCTTAACCCTAAAAAAGATATAAAAATTGAAGGTGTGGCTGATAATTCTAATGTTGCTGTAAATGTAGGTACACATATGGGACATGAGTCTAAGTTAATACAAGCAGAAAGAATGGCACCATTAGACCAAGCTATGCAGTCTAAAAGACCTAAGTTTACTCGTTATGATGATGAATTTGGTGGTGACAACACTACATATAAAAAGTTAGATATTAACACTGAAGGTTTGCCTGAAATAGATCCAACTAAAGAAGCACGTATAAATTCTTTAACATCTATATTAAATCAAGGAGATTTAACTAGAAAAGAAACAGCAGGAGTTATAGAAAAATTAAGATCGTTAGGAGTACCTAATTTAGCAAAAGGAGGAACAGTTATGGGATTAGCAACAGGGGGCACAATAGTAGGTAAAGGAGAGGGTGACGGTTTAAAAGATCCGTCTATATTAGATCCAAAAACATCTAAAGAAAAAGCTAAAGATAAAGATATTAAGAAAAAAGTTAGTGGTGTTGCAAAAAAACCACAGTCAAGTAATACTAACATTCAAACAGCTATGTTACTAGAGCCTGAAAAACTATTAAAAAAATATGAAAAACCTATTATGGCTAACGAAGGTGCAATACCTGTAACTGAAGAAGAATTTACACCTAGTGATTACTTTAAAACTGAAATGATGGGGCAATGGTTATTTGCTGAAGGTAGCACAGGTGATAAAGATGGCCAAGAAACTAATCAAGCATTTAAAGGAATACATATAGATTCTTATCCAGAGTTTGCTGAAGAAATAAAACAAGGCACATTAACAGACGAACAAGTAGCAGAAATTATGTATAGACAATATACAGGTCAAAATGTTTCAGATGATAAGCCTAGTAAATTTAGAAATTTAAGCCAATTAGAAACTGTAAGTCCTGAAGCTGCTAAATTATTATTTATGGATGCAGGATACACAGGACAAAATGCAGGAGCTATTAAAGACTTACAAAAATATTTAGTATCTAAAAATAAAAAAATTGAAGTAGATGGTTTATTAGGAGAAAAAACATTAGAAGTCATGAATGATTTTGATGCAGAGGAATATAGAAAGTATTTAGGAACATTAGATAGATACTCAGGTGAAAAAGGTAGTAAAGTATACAATAGATTTTTTACTGAAGAAGAAAGACAGCAATTAGGTTTATATGAAAAAGAATTAACTACTATGGCTAAAGGCGGTTCTATAGATATACAAAAATTTATGGAAGGTGGCCTAGCAGATAATGCTGATGATACACCAGGTGCTACAGAAAGTGAAGTAGCTGATGATATACCTGCTATGATATCTGAAGGTGAACTAGTAGTTCCTGCTAATGTAGTTCGTTACCATGGTTTATCTAAATATGAGAACATGCGTAAAACAGCATTAAACGCTTTAGATGAACTAGAAGATAATGGGCAGATAAGACCTGTTGATGAAGATGGTACACCTATAGTTAAAGATGTAAAAAAACAAACAGATGAAGTAATGGCCAGTAAAGGTGCTACTGTAGCTAGATATAATGAGGGTGGTTCTCCTACAGTAGAAGAAGAACCTAAAACAAATTTTCCAAGAAGAGATGAAAAAATAATAGGTAGACCTGTTGATCCTGTTGGTCCTAGAGTAACCACTAGAGAAGGACAAACAATAACACCTGACGATAGTGGTAATAAAGCAACACTTACAACACCAGAAGGTAGAAACTATAGAGTAACTAATCCTAATACAAAGATAACAGCCACAGGTCCAAGAACTACAGGCATTGTAGGTGGTAATTATACAGGCGTTGATTTAGAAAATATGCCAGGCTTTGGCGTAGATAGATCAGGTAGCACTCCACCAAAACCAAGTACCACAGAACAACTATTATCAGGCGTTGCAACAGTTGCAGCATTAGATAAATTATTTCTTGATGGTGCAATAACAGAATCAGTTTTTAATTGGGCTAAAAACAATATATTTGATCCTGTAGGAAAATTTTTAGGATTTGATAAAGCTGCTGCTGCTAATGCAGGTATTTTAACAAGTGCATCTACGGCTGCTATGACAGGTACAAGTATTACAGTAGGCAACACTATAGTTCCTATTGGTTCAACTGTTACACCTATAGGTAAAGCAGCAGAAGCAGGAGGAATAATTCCATTTAGAGGATCACCTGGATCTGCTTTTACAACAGTAGTAGACGGAAAAACTATTCAATTAACACCAGGAGAAGCTTATATAGTTTCTGGAGGAAAACAAGGTGTTTATGATGGTAATTTAACTAATGTAAACACTTCTGGTAGTGCATCTACTAAAACAGGAGCAGATCTTACAGGCGAAGCTCCTATGTCAAGTAATGGTGTATGGAATTGGAAAACAGGTTTAGCTGCAGTAGGTGCAGGATTATCACTATATGATATTATAGAAAATGGACCTAGTGTTGGTAATGTTGCAGGACTAGGCTACTCAACAGGTGTGTTAGCACAAGGTGGACTACTTGGTGCAGGAGCTAAAGCAGCAACTACAGGTACAGCTTTAGGTAGTGCGGTTTCAGTACTAGGTTACGTAGCACTAGCTGCAGGTGTAATAAGTTTATTTAAAGGTCCTCCTAGTACTTACGTAGGAGAAGCAGCGATTGATTTTGATAAAGATGTATATAGTCCTGATGATATTATAGTAGGTGGTTTTACAGGATCTAAATTTTCTCAAGAAAATAGAGATGGAGCAGAGGCTTTAATAAATACTGCAGGAGGTTACGTAGCAGCCTTAGAAGAGTCTCTAGAAATAAATATAGGCGGAGAGTTATTTATAGATGTAGGTAATGAGTTTGGCTTACGATATGGTTACGTAGATGGTTATGATGAACTAGGTATGTATAAATATCACGAAAAAGATTTAGATTATAAATTACTTCATGGTCAAGGACAAGTAGGTAAAGGTTTACGAGGAGACGATGCAGCAGAAAAAATGATGAACAAAATTAATGACGATATAAATGTTGTTACTATGTTTGCATTAGCAGATAAAGCTGCAGGAGGAGAAGGTTATGCAACATTTGATAAAATGGGTGAATATCGTAAAAAAATATCTGTTTTGTCTACTTATAGACCAGGTATGGCAGGAGCAGGCAGTCAAGCAGTACTAACAGACTATGAAAGAAATCTTTTAGATGGATTTCAAAAGAAAGAATTTGCTCAAGTTACAGGAGAAGAACTTGCAGCATTAATGCCTATCTATGACAAGATAGCACCAGTGCAACAACAGAATAGTTTTAATTTTAACTCATTAGCTATGTAAGCACTGTTTAATGGCTACCTACTAACCCCTAGCAATAGGCAACTGAGTAGCCCCATAAAGGAGAAATAAATGTCAGAAGAAGTACAAGTAAAAAAAGATGAAGCCACAGGCGATACAATTATGAAAAAGCCTGTAAGGTACAAAAGAGCAGAACCAACTATGCAAGAGTTAGCTGCTGAAGAAGAATTAAAAGCAAGAGAAGGTTCTACAGAAGAAACAACTGAAGAAACTACAGAAGAACCTGCTAATGCTGAAGAAGCATCATTTAAAAAAAGATATGGTGATTTAAGAAGACATGCTCAAAAAGTTGCAGATGAAAAAGATGCAGAGCTTGAAAAAGTTAAAAAACAGTTAGCAGAAGCTACTAAGAAACAAATAAAGCTTCCTAAAACAGATGAAGAACTAGAAGCATGGTCTGCTGAATATCCGGATGTAGCAAGAATAATAGAAACTATTGCTATTAAAAAATCAAAAGAAATGAATGCATCTATTGAAGAACGATTAGAATCTATTGCTGTAAAAGAACAAAAGTCAGCAAAACAAATAGCAGAAGCAGAGCTATTAAGATTACATCCTGATTTTGAAGACATTAGAAATGATGTTAAATTTCATGATTGGGCTGAAGAACAACCTGAGTATATTCAAAAAGCTTTATACGATAACGAAACAGATGCTAAAGCTGCATCTCGTGCTATTGATTTATATAAAGCAGATATGGGTATTACAGGTAAGAAAAAAGCAAAGTCTACAGATGCTGCAAAAGCAGTAAAAACAAAAGGTGGTTCTACCCCTTCAGACACTGCTAGTTCTTCAGATATCATAAAAGAGTCTGATGTTGCAAGAATGACATCACAAGAATATTCAGCAAATGAAGAAGCTATTGCTAATGCAATACGTTCTGGAAACTTTGAATATGATGTTAGTGGAGCAGCTAGACAGTAATAATAGGTTGACAAAACCTATTTTTTGTATATGTATGTAACATATACTACAATCGTAGTAGGCCGAAAGTGTCAAATGTATTTGACATCTATCCCACCCTACACTTACCAAACGAAATTCACTCAGGCTACCTGATGTTATGGCCTCTAGGCATAGACACCCATTTTCAGCATCAGCCCTTACGAAGTGAGGTTATCGTTTGTTGGCCTCTAATATAAAAAGGAGAAAACAGATGGCTTTTAAAGTAGCGTCAGGTTATACTAACCTACCTAATGGTAATTTCTCTCCAGTTATTTACAGTCAAAAGGTTCAACAAGCTTTTCGTAAGAGTTCCGTTGCTGAATCTATTACTAACAATGACTACTTTGGAGAAATTGCAAACTTTGGTGATACAGTTCGTATTATTAAAGAGCCAGAAATAACAGTGAAAGCTTATTCTCGTGGTACTACAGTCACACCGCAAGACTTAGACGATGAGGATTTCAGCCTAGTTGTTGATCAGGCAAACTACTTTGCTTTTAAAATGGATGATATTGAGGAAGCTCACTCTCATGTTAATTTTGAAAGCATGGCATCAGATAGAGCAGGCTATAGACTTCGTGATCAATACGATCAAGAAGTTCTTGGTTACCTATCTGGTTTTAAACAATCAGCTTTAAGTTCAGTTGCTGATACTGCTAATGACACAGTATCAGGCACTAAAGCTGTAAGCACAGCAGGAAGTAATGAATTATTATCCTCAATGATCTTGAAAAAAGGTGATTTTGGTAACATTACAACTGGTTCAGCAGGCGATCATTCTATCCCTCTAGCAGTAAGAATGCCTGGAGCAACAGCAGCAGCGACAGCTACTGCAACACCGCTTCAAGTAGTAGCTAGAATGGCTAGATTGTTGAATCAACAACAAGTTGATACAGCAGGTCGTTGGCTAGTAGTTGATCCTGTATTCATGGAACTATTATCAGATGAAGATTCTAGACTATTAAACAATGACACCGCAGATAAAGGTGGACTTGTAAATGGTATTTCAATCGGTAATCTACATGGTTTCGATGTATATGTTTCTAGTAACTTACCTTCAGTTGGTACTGGTTCTGCAACCTCTGGTTCAGCTAACCAAAATACTAACTATGGTCTTATTGTTGCAGGACATAGTTCAGCAGTAGCAACTGCTTCTCAGATCAATAAAGTTGAATCTTACCGTGATCCTGAATCATTCGCTGACATAGTCAGAGGAATGCAGATGTACGGAAGAAAAATCCTAAGACCTGAAGGCATTGTGACAGCTAAATATAACGCAGCGTAAGGGAGATAAAACATGGCAACTTATGATTTAACAGCTAAATCCACTACAGGCGTTAGTTCTGACTCAACAGCAACTCTACCAGGTAATCGTAGAGGAGCATATGTAATTGAAAAAGAGTTAGACGTTGCTAAACTAGTATCAGAAGGAACATTTTCTAATGTTGCTAGTGGCGATATTTTTCAATTACTAGAAGTTCCTGCTAATACTATTGTTATTGCGGCAGGTGCTGAAGTTACTACAGCTTTTACAGGTGGCTCTGCCACTGCTGATATTGACTTTGCAGCAGGCGATGACATTGTAGACGGTGGTGATTTATCATCAACTGGCTACCTTGCAGCAGGCACTAATGGTCAAGCTAATATTGTGAACACAGGAGCAGCAAATACTTATACAGCTTTAATATCTACAGCAGATACTATTGATGTAAAAATTGCAGCAACTGATACAGCATGCGTTAGTGGCGTACTTAGAGTTTATGCAGTCCTAGCTGACATTTCTTCTCAACAAACAGGAAGAACTGTAGCAGATAGAGATCTATTAGCATAAATATTTTTCTAGGAGTAGGAGGGATAAGTATTTCTTGTCCTTCCTACTATTTATTATATGGCATATACATATTTATCAACAACAAATGAAGTACTAAGAAGGTTGAACGAAGTTGAATTAACATCGTCAACTTTTCCTACTGCTACAGGAATACAAAAATTAGCACAAGATGCTATAAACAATTCACAAAGAGATATTTTTATGTCTGAACAAGAGTGGCCTTTTGCTTATGCTACAACTAGTCAGACATTAACCGCAGGAACAAATGAGTACAGTATAACATCAGGACATTTAAGTATAGATATTGATACTGTACTAATAGATAGAGACGATACACTTAATGTAGAAGAAACACATTTAATACCTCTTTCTTATCAAGAATACGTAGACAGGTATAAAGAAAGAGATGAACAAAGAGATTCAGGAGATTACGATACTCCTATATACGTATATTTAACTCCAGACTATAAGATAGGTGTAAGCCCTACACCAGATAAAGCATATGTATTGAAATATACATATTTTAAAACAGCTACCGAACTTGATTTACATGGGGATGTACCAGAAACACCGAATCAATATAAAAATGTATTAATAGATGGGGCTGTATATCATCTTTATATGATGAGAGATAATGTAGAATTAGCATCTTTAAGTAAAAAACTATTTACAGACGGAATAGAAAAGATGCGTCAGATACTGATTAATCGTTATATAAGGATAAGAGACACTCGTGTTTCTAATGTAATAAATGACTGATAGGCTTGCAACACTTAAAATACCATGCAGAGGAGGATTATACACTAACGAAGATTTTTTAACTCTTAGTGATAATCTACCTGGAGCAGCAACTAGATTAGTTAATTTTGAAGTATCACCTTTTGGTGGTTATAGAAGAATAAGTGGTTACAAGTATATAGATGCTACATACAATAGACCTGCAGGAACAGGAGCTATTTTAGGTTTGTTTATATATAATGATGTAATATATGCAGCAAGAAAAAAATCATCAGGAACAGATTATGATGTTCTTAAATATGTTGCAGGTGCAGGGTGGTCAAGCGTCAGTTTAACTGCAGGACAATCTGCTACTAACGTAGTTAGAATTAGAGGACTAAATCATTCTGTAACAGGAAATAAAAGTTTAATATTAACAGATGGTATTAATTATCCAATGAGGTTAGTTGATACTTCTTGGACTAAATTAAATGGTTCAACAGATGTAGATAATGCTAGTTTTGCAGAAGCATTTAAAAATAGAATATTTTTTGCAGGAATGAGTCAATCACCTCAATTATTAGTATTTACTGCACCAAATAGCGATAGTGATTTTACAGCAGCAAGTGGTGCAGGTAGTGTTAATGTTGGTTTTGACATTACAGGAATAAAAAGATTTAGAGATAATTTATATATATTTGGTAAAAACGATATAAGAAGATTATCTGGAGACAGCATAAATTCTTTTGTAATACAAGAAGTATCTAATAGTGTAGGTTGTGTTGCAAGTGATAGCATTCAAGAAATAGGTGGTGATGTTATATTTCTTGCTCCAGATGGTATAAGAACAGTACAAGGAACAGAAAGAATAGGTGACGTTGAGTTAGCAACTATATCAAAACCAATACAACAAGTACTAAACTTATATGATATTAACTTTACAAATGAACAATTATGTAGTACTGTTGTAAGAGAGAAATCTCAATTCAGATATATGTTTGGTAAGGCTACTCTTACTGCAGTAAACACATCAGGATTTTTAGGAGGTTTACGTACCTCAGATCAAAGAACAGGTTGGGAATTTAGCGAGTTAAGAGGTATACAAGCTAATTGTGCTGTTAGTGGTTTTGTAGGAGATGATGAATACGTACTTCATGGAGATCATAGCGGATACGTATATAGACAAGAACAAGGTGGTACATTTCAAGACGATAATGTTTATGCAACATATGTATCTCCGTTTTTAGATTTTGGTAATACAGAAAAAAGAAAAGTGTTTTCACAGGTTACTGTATTTACTAGGCCAGAAGGTGATAATAATTTTATTGTGACAGCAGATTATGATTGGTTAGATTCTGATTATGCAAGTCCTAATGATTATACAATAGCATCAACTGGTGGTTATGCTGAATATAGAGATACCGAAACAGCATATAATACAGCAGGGTTTGTTTATGGTGGTGCTACTAAACCGGTTATAAGACAAGCCATACAAGGATCAGGGCATGCTATACAATTTAAATTTGTTACAGTGTCAAGTGCTAACCCATATACCATACATGGGTTTGCAGTACAATTTGGAGAGGCAGGAGTAAGATAATGACAGGATACGCAAGACAAAGTTCTAGTAGTATACAAGATGGGGAAACAATTACAGCAGCCCCACTTAACAGTGAGTTTGATGCAATACTAGCAGCATTTGCATTTAGTGGAGGCCATAATCATGATGGTTCTTCTACTGAAGGTGCATATGTAGGTTTAATAGCTGACGTAGATGCATTAAATAAAATAGTTGTTGACACATCTAATAATAGACATGGTTTCTTTGTAGAAGTATCTTCTTCTGCTGTAGAACAAATAAGAATACAAGATGGAGCAATCGTTCCTGTAACAGATAGTGATATTGATTTAGGAACTAGCTCACTAGAATTTAAAGATCTTTATATTGATGGAACTGCTTATGTAGATACTCTTGAAATACATGTAGGTGCTACATTATCTGCAGGTGTATTATCTTTACCAGACGGATCAGCTTCTGCTCCAGTTATTACAAACACAGGTGATACAAACCAAGGTCTATACTTCTCAGGCACAGATGAAATGTCATTTACTGCAGGAGGCACTGCTCAAGTTACTTTTGCTGATGGTGCTATTAAACCTGTAACTGATAATGATATCGACTTAGGTACATCATCTTTAGAGTTTAAAAACTTATATATTGATGGCACAGCTAATATAGATACACTTGCTGCTACAACAATGAGTGGCGATCTAGCTATGGGTAGTAACAAAGTAACCGGTCTTGCTGCACCTACTGCCGATGGAGATGCTGCAAGAAAAGCATATGTAGATGATTCTATTTCTACTGCTGAAGGTCTTACACAATTAGCAGGTAATATAAATGTAAATGGTTTTCACTTCTTTGGTAGTTCTGGAGAAGATATTAAATTTAAACCTGTAGGCAGTGCTTCTTTATTAGCTACACAAGACAATGATGGAGAGTTTGTAGCTCTTGTTCTTAGAAACGAAAGTGATGCTGCTGACACAACAGGCATAGCTTCTCTTAGATTTGATTTAGAAGATACAGGCGGTAACACAGTAGATGCTGCTAAGATAGCAGTTAAAAAAGAACAATCATTTACTGCGACTGCATCAACACAAGATTCTAAAATTGTTTTATCTACATCATTAAATGGTACATTAACAGAATACTTAGAATTAACTAGTGCAGGTGCATTAGTTCCTGTAACTGACAATACAGTAGATATTGGCACATCTTCTAAAGAAATAAAAGACATATATGTAGATGGCACAGCCTATTTAGATGCAATAGGTTTTGGTAGCACTTCTATGACATTACCTACATCAGATGGATCAGCTAATCAGGTTCTTAAAACAGATGGCTCTGGCACTCTATCATTTGGTTCTGGAACTACGATAAACAATGCTACAGAAAATGAACTTGTAACTGTAGCCTCAACAACCACACAATTAGACGGTGAAGCAAATCTTACATTTGATGGCACTACACTTACTTTAAATGGTAAGTTAGCTATGGCTTCTAACACTGCAGGTAAACTTCTTATTGCAGATGGTACAGATTTTGAGCCTACTGCTGTTGGAGATTTAGCCGAAATAAGTAGTATTGCTAATGATGATGTTTTATTAGCTGTAGATACTTCTGGTGGTGGGTTGAAAAAAGTAGCTAGATCTACTTTAGTATCAGGTCTCGCTACATCAAGTGCTATATCTAATGTTGTAGAAGATACAACTCCACAATTAGGTGGTGATTTAGATGCACAAGGTAAAGATATAACAGATGTAGGTATTTTATTTGCAGATGCTTCAGCAGGCATATATGGTCCTACAGGTAGTCCAGTAGTATTTACAGTTACTGTGGCTTCTAAAACTTCTGCACATCCGTATAATGGAGATGGTAGTTCTAGTGGATATTTCTTAAATGGCATAGAATCTCCTGCTCTTAAATTACATGGTGCAGATAGTGTTACATCTTCTACAGAGTATTTTTATAAATTTGATCAAGCAGATTCTAGTAATAGTGGACACCCATTAAGATTTTATTTAGATGCTGCTAAAACTATAGCTTATACAACTGGTGTTAC